CAAGATGGGATGAACGTAATGTTAAACCTCAATGCATAGGGTGTAATATGTTCAAACAGGGTGAGCAATATAAATATTCACTTTTTCTAGGTAAAGATGCTTCAGAAGTGTTATATTTGAAAAGTAAAGAAACAGTTAAGTTTAACAATAACGAACTTGAAGAAATAATAAAAGATTATAGCGATAGGCTTAATAGTATTACTTGATTCTTTCTTGTAATTTTTGTTCTTTGTTTGAAGGGTGTCAGAAATGATGCCCTTCTTTTTTGTTTATAATTATCATAAATTATTTTTTTGTATATTTACATTATGAACAATTATACAAGAGCAGAACTCTATGGCAAGGTACAAGAACTGCAACACGACATAAAACAATTAAAGAACCAATTAATCTTAACACAACAAAGCAATGAAAGAAACAAACGTTAACATAAAACTATTTAACCTACAACAAGAAATAGGTACAATAAGTAAGGATGCAAAAAATCCTTTTTACAAATCAAAATACTTTGATATTAATTCATTAATTAAACAACTACAACCATTACTTAAAAAACATAAATTACTTTTATTACAACCAATTGAAGAAGATTGTGTTTATAGTAAGTTAATTTGTATTGATGGTACAGGTGGTGTAATATCAGCACTTAAATTACCAGAAATAACTGATCCACAAAAGTTAGGTAGTTGTATAACTTATTATCGTAGATACACTTTGGCAAGTTTATTAGGCTTACAAGCTGTTGATGATGATGCAAATGTAGCAAGTGGTGTAACCGTAGATAAGAAATGGTTAAACCAAAACACACCTGAATTTTCTAAAGCAATAGAATTTATAAAAGGGGGTGGTAGTGTAGAAGCTATAAAAAGCAAGTATAAAGTTTCAGGTAAAATAGAAAATGAACTTGCAAAACTGTAAAGTAAATAACGTATATATAAAAATTAATTACAAAAATTATCAAATAATAATTTATGGAAAAAAAGAACGTAGCAATATTATCAGGCAGCTTAAATCTATCTGCAATTGATAAAACAAAAATTGTAAAAGGCAAAGATGGAAACCAGTATTTAAACATTACTATGATGGTACAAGATAAATCACAGTATGGTAATAATATTTGGATTACACAAAGCCAAACACAAGAAGAAAGAGAAGCTAAAACAAAAGCAACATCTTTAGGCAATGGAGCAGTACGATGGTTAGGTGGTGATATAACGGTAGCTGAAAGAAATGAGGTTACCAATCAACAGCAGCAACCAGCACGTGAAGAAGCTGATTTACCATTTTAATAATTGGGGGTTTAATTACCCCCTTTTTTTATATATTTATAAAATGCTTAAAAATTTAAAAGATGGTGAGAAGTTCCCAGCAGATTTTTGGAACTACAATATAAACCCAATAACAGGATATTATATACAACCATTACTACGTAAAGAACATAATGATAGAACCGCAAAGAAATACGCAAAAACACCACAAGGAATATGATAGCACAAGCAAAGAACATACAAGATAGAATACTTGACATAAAATATGGCAGGGTAAAAGAAGGATTAAAAATAGATATACCTGAAATAGATGAATACTTACGTTATAAACAAGGTAACTTTAACGTACTGATAGGACACGCTAACGTAGGTAAAACAACTGTTATAATGTATCTGTTTACGATATGGGCAATAAAACACAAATTAAGGTTTGTTATCTGGTCAAGTGAAAACACTTCACAAAGTATTGTAAGAAAAATAATAGAATTTAAAATGGGTAAAACCATAAATGAAGCAAGTGATGAATTGATAAACAAAACTATAGATTGGTGTGATAAATATTTTAAGATAATAGAGGTTGATGATTTAGTTACATATAAACAACTACTAAAACAAGCTGGACAAATAAAAGATGCTTGGGATTACAACGCACTACTTATTGATCCGTATAACAGTTTATCAAAAGATATAGGTTTATTAAAAGCAGTAGGAGGACACGAGTACGATTATCAAGTAGCATCTGAATTTAGATTATTTGCAAAAAAAAGAAATGTAAGTGTATTTTTAAATGCACACGGTGTAACAGAAGCATTAAGAAGAACCCACGTTAAAGGACACGAATATGAAAACCTACCAACACCTTTAGGTATGGCATCAGTAGAAGGTGGTGGTAAATGGGCGAACCGTGCAGATGATGTTATATGTATACATCGTTATACAGGTTCACCAACTGATTGGATGTATTCACACCTGCACGTATTAAAAGTAAAAGAAAATGAAACAGGGGGTAGATGTACACCTTACGAAGAACCAATACAATTAAGGATGTGTAAAAATAATATAGGTTTTGAATTTCTTGGTAGAGATTTAATACATAATGTACAACCAATAGAAAAATTAGAAATTTGATATTAATAGTATCTTTATTAATTATATGTGCTATCTATTTAATTATAGGTCAGGTAAAAAATGCTGATGTAATTATTAGTCCTGTAATTGGTATGATGTTTGGTTTTTTATATAGCAAAGAAGAATTAGAAGAAAGTAACGAGATAACCTTGCAATGTTTGTTAGGTGTAATTAGTGTTACTGTAATATGGGCAAGTCCGCACAATGGTTAGGAAAGGTAGCTGAAAGGCATACTGAATGGATAAACGTAATAAAAGGTTTTGGCGAATATGAATACGCAGAAGATTTAGTGCAAGAAGTTTATTTGATTTTATATAAGTATGCAAATGAAGAAAAAGTTATTAAAGATGGTGTTGTTAGTAGGGGGTATATGTACTTTACTCTACGAAGCACTTACTTTCAATTTTACAAAAACAAAAGGAAAATTAAAAAGGTTTCTATTGACAATGAAGAGTATACCAAAGAAGTGGAGGACAATACAAACTTGGATGAAGAAATAGCATACAACAAAATATGTACAATGATAGATGACCACATAGAAGATTGGCGATGGTATGAACGTAGGCTTTTTCAACTTTATAGGGATTCAGGTTTAAGTATAAGGGGAATAGCTAAAGAAACTAACATAAGTTGGGTAAGTATATTTAATACATTAAAAAACGCAAAACACGAATTAAAACAAAAGTTTCAAGATGATTGGAGCGATTTAAAAAATAAAGATTATGAACGAATTTAAAGGTGATAAAAGAAGTAAAGCATATAAGGCTTGGAAAAAAAACCACGAAGCAGCAAGTAATGGTTTGGGCGATACAGTAGAGAAAGCATTTAAAAAAGTAGGTATTGATAAAGCTGCAAAGTTTGTACTTGGTGATGATTGTGGGTGTGATGAAAGAAAAGAAACGCTTAACAAAATGTTTCCAAGTAAAAAGATTGAATGTTTAACAGAAGATGAGTATAACTATTTAGATGATTTCTTTAGTGTTAAAAGATTAACAGTAACACCTGTACAACAAAACCAATTAATATTAATATACAACCGTGTATTTAATGGTAATGCTGTTGCAACAAGTTGTAGTAGTTGTTTTTTAAATGGTGTGTATGATAAACTAAATAAGATATTCAAACAGTACAACGATTGAAAGAACAAGAACTTTTTGAGTATTTAGTTTCTTGTTGTTATCCTGATTTAGTAAAAGCAAAAAGCCAAATGAGCAGGTGGGATTGTTACAGCCCTAAAACCTATCATCGTATTGAATTAAAATGTAGAACGGTACATTACGATACTTTACTTATAGAAAAAAAGAAGTATGATGCTATGATTGCAAAGTGTGATGATAATTTAGATATACCTATGTATGTAAATTCTACACCTTCTGGTGTATATAGATTTAATTTGTATATTGTTAATCCTGTTTGGGAAATACAATATCATAATACCACAACAGAATTTAAGAACAATAAAAAGATACCTAAAGAAATTGCTTTGTTAGATGTAAGCGAAGCAGAAATATTATAAATAAAGAAACAATGAACAAAAAAATAAACAACCTTAAAGAAATAGAATACTACAGTAACTTTAATTTAGTAGGTGAACACATAGTTAAATCAAGAAAACTAAAACCAGACAATCAAGCACTAAATGATATGTACTTTGCGTGGCAAGAAGTAGGGTTTTATGTACACAACCATATTACTAATGAAAAAATGTACGATATATCTTTAAGTGAGTACCGTGCTGATAAGATACGTGCAGTTGAACGTGCAAGAAAAGCTGAATTAAAAATTGTAGAACTTGAACAAAAGTTAGAAAAACTTGAAACTAAAAAAAGTTTAGGCTTATAATTGTATTTGTTTAAAAAATGTTTATATTAGTAAAATAATTATAAACAATGGACAAAGAAACACGATTTAAAAACGCTGGTAAAATAGGCGATGCAATAGGGTTAACAAGGTACATACTTAATAACAACCCTGATAACACAAACGACAAACTAAAAGAACTTATTAAAATATTAGATAGCATAGAATTATGAATACATTCAAGGATATAGGATATTATATAGAGTATTGTGTTGATGGTAAATTAATTGGTACATTACTTGTTGATAATCCTGACAGAGATGAAGTTGGTTATTATAGCCGAATAGATGCTATAGCTGACACAGATATTAAATTACAAAGAAACAAAATAATAAAAAAAGGCACAAAGTATTATACAAGATTGTATCCTTTATGCGGACAAAAAATATAAATATGATAACATTACTAAACGGTGACCATTGGGGTAAAGAAGAAATACTAACGCAAATGTATGATGATGAATTTTACTATGGTCATTTAGGGCAATACGCTTTAAGTTCTTCATCATTAAAAACAATCCTTAAAAGCCCTAAAACATATAGAAACATTTTAAAGTATGGTGATCCTAATTCAGATAGCCCAGCACTTGCAGCAGGTAAGTTAGTACATTGTATGATACTTGAAAGCCATAAAATAGACAAACTACATTTTGTAGATGCAACTACAAAAAACACAAAAGCATATAAGGAAGCAAAACAAACTTACGGTGAAGTATATTTAACAAAAGAAAAACAAGCAGCAGAACGTTTATCAGATGCTGTATTAAGAAATGAAGCAGCACTTAAACTACTTAACAAAAGTGAGTTTGAAGTACCTGCAATAGATATGATAGAAGGTTTGCCTTTTCGTGGCAAGGCAGATATTATACAGGGTGACACAATAATAGATCTTAAAACAACAGCAGATTTAAATACCTTTAAATATAGTGCTGACAAATATGGGTACGATTTACAAGCGTGGTTATATTTAAAACTGTTTAACAAAAAAAAGTTTAATTTCCTTATTGTTGACAAGGCAAGTACTGATATAGGTATTTTTGATGTAAGTGATGACTTTTTAAAAAGAGGTGAAAACAAATTTAGACAAGCAGTAGATAATTACAAATACTTTTTTGAACAAGATAATGATTTAGATCAGTATGTAATGAGGGGTATATTATGAGGTTGTTTGAAGATGATTGGGGTGTAGATAACAGCCCTGTTGATAACACAGAAATTACAACAACAATACTTTACTTTAGTACACAAGAGTTAAAGGAATTTAAAAAACTTTGTAAGGTTGGCATTAAATTTGAGTTTGGTGAGTTGTATCAACAAAAAGGTAATTTAAGTGATTTTTTATTAAAAGCATTAAGAGATAAATATGGAAACAATTAAAGTAAAAAAAATCTTAACTGATCAACAATCAGCAAAATTAAAAGGTAAATTTTTAAAAGATAGGCATTGGAATACTTTAATAAATTATGATTGCGATGGTTATGACATTAATACAGGACAATTATTATTTAGGTTTAGAAAAAATGCAATACCATTTGATATATTAAAGTCAGGATATAATGCCTTTAAAGATTCAATAAATTTAAATGGTGGTAGGGGTATAGCAGCAGGAGGTTATCACAAACAAATAAGAAAGGATGGAACTGAGGGAAAGTTTGATGTATCACCAAAAGTAGAAAGTGGTAACGTTGGTTTTATGGATGCAAGAGCGGGTAGCGGAACAGTTGCGGTGTGCAGAAAAACCGCATTTGCTAAAGAATACTTTAATAAATATAAGGCAGGTATTCCATTTGTTCAATATGTAGATAAAAAATACAGTGAACTATGCCCAGATCATTATAAAAAACAAAGGGCAATAGCCAACGGAACAAATAAAAATTACATAATAGATAACACAAGTTTTACAACTGTAACTGTTAATAAGAACTTTCAAACCGCAGTACATAAAGATGCAGGCGATTATCCTGAAGGATTTGGAAATTTAATTATATATCGAGAGGGTTCATATGATGGTGGTTATTTTGTATTACCTGAGTATGGTCTTGCATTAGACTTACACAATACAGATATATTATTTGTTGATGTTCATAAATGGCACGGAAATACTGAATTTAAAAATTGCAGTGATGATTGGAAACGGATTACTTTTGTTATGTATTATCGTGAATATATGTATAAATGTAAATCACCAAAAGAAGAATTACAAAGAATTAAAATGGATCAAACAGGATATTTAAAATTATGATAGATTACAAGATAGCAATACCATCGTATAAAAGACACAATACGATTAAACAAAAGACATTAAAGTTATTAGATGAATATAATATAGATAAAAACAGAATTACAGTATTTGTTGCTGATAAGGATGAAGAACTTTTATATAAAAAATCATTAGGTGATGAATACAAAATAGTAGTAGGAGTTCCAAC